CCGCATGAATAGCAGCGCACATGATAGACAATATCGTTTCCTGTGAACTCTGGAAGTATCACACTCACGTCATCCAGCTTGGGCATGTGCCCACACTGATCACAGTCTGTAGGAATATCCCGTGGGATTTTATGAGCAAATTCCTGTGCCATACTCTACCGCCGCCGTTGTTGCGCCTGCCGTATGCATCATAAACACACCAAGAAGGTATGCAATGTTGTTGTTTTTGATGTGTGCCACGATTTGAGTTAATCGTGTAGCTTGTATTACTTCAACAGCAGATTCTTCAGTAATCATGGTCATCACTCCAACATAGGGTAGGAGCGAACTCCCTTGTAATCGCCGGCTTTAACTTCGACCTGAATGTCAGGATCGTTCAAAAATCCAACTCCTCGAAGGACTAATAATCCACATGGGGCTGAGAAGAAGCCCGTGGATAGCCTTTGTCGACCTGCGCTCAAGTGGAGAGTTCCCACTTTCACCCAAATAGCCTGACCGATGTCGGTACGGTCATATGGGGGTACGTCGCCCACGCCTTGCAAAGCAACAGCGGCGTCTGGATCTAGTCCGGGCAACAGTTGGTCATAAGGACCACTTGCTGGTGTTTCAGGATCTCTGCTAGTGTTACCACTTGCATCATATTCTTCAATAATAGAATATTTAGATAATGACGGAGGTCCCCAAGAGAAGACCTTGGTGGCACCTGCCATATCAACTACTCGAGAAGAAACAAATTCTCCTGCTGTGAACGGTGTTGCAGCCAACGTTCCCTTTAGAAAATTAACAGCCTCAAGGCCGCCAACTCCAGTGAGACCAGCCTCTACTCTGAAGTCGTTCCAACGGGCAATTTTTCCGTTGAGCATTTTCATTTCCTCAGCATTGCTTTCATCCCAAGCAGTCTTGGCAAGTTGCAATGCTTTGTGGACCATCCAAGTGTCTGCAAGTGCATACACATCGACGGTTGTGTTATCAGCTACATTGGAATCAATTGAGAGCGAAACATCGTACACACGAGACTGTCTATACAAACGGTGGTTAGTCTGAGACAATATCTTTGCGACATCGATTTGAGCATCGACAGCTGGTGGCCCAGTAGGTTGTGCCACACTAATCATTCGTTGGGTAGGAATACGACGCTTTTTGTTATTACGGGCCATAGAAGGCCCTTTTCCCGACACTCTAAAAAGATTAGGGTAACGGTTCGCTTCGCATCCACATTCCATAGGGTCTTGATAAACGTGGATATTTCCCACTAAAGCCGTTGAAGAATTTGCTTAGTTCAAGCCTCTTCTGCCTTGGAGCTTTAATTGGTTTCGTCATGTAAGCTACTTTAGCAGCATACCTGATTGTCTGGTCAAACTCTTGCGGTTCTGCCCAATCAAGTGAATACCGACGACCGAGTCCCAAGTTCTCGATTTGCGTATTAGATCCGCCGGTGACTTCCGTTCTATCCAAAAGGTCCCCTACCTCCCAAATTCTATCTTTAGTCTCTCTGATTTCATCCGACCAAGATAGTTTGTCCGCCAAAATTATTGAGTGATTGTGAACATTCCACCAATTCTTCTGATCGTTCCAAGTGAACTCAAGATTGTGACACCCAGCGTGCACGCCCATATCTCGAAGTAACGTGTTCAAGCCACGCATCGAGTGAGAACCAGTTCTGCCCGAAAAGTTCGTCCGTTCCGTTATCCAATTGTATTGTTTACGGAGACTGCTCCTCCGGATGCCTGTACGGTGTTTTAGACCGGGCAACGTTGTTGTAAGGACACCGACCTTTAGGTCTGCACCTTCATCCTCCGCCATCTCAATCTCTTGGTTCAACCTTCGGCCGAGTTGCCAAGTTCTTTTCGCTGCACGTCTGCTTTCGCATTTCGGACACATTACATGCCGACTGCACATTGACGTATCATCCCTGTATCTACTGCTGCCCAGACAGCCCTCTCGGGCGTATTCTACCGGATCTGCTATCTTCCATTTCATTTCATTCAACTCCAGTGTTCCCGCTCCAAAAATCAGTGTTATTTTTCCGCAGGTACTGTATATTAACAAGGGTTTCTATCCTTCCCATTCGAGCTCGTTTAATCAAGATTAAATCCGAGTGAATTGGTGCAATCCAACAGGCTCCGCAAATTGACAGTCCTCTCAGACAGTCCGGTGCCAATTCCTCTTGTCCACAGACTCGACATTCGGGTATGTAGATCATACTTGTTCCTCCTCATCGATGTACTCGTACACCGTCTCCTTCAGGACGACAGCAATAGATGCGTCTTGACTGCGAACCTCCGCAGGGGTCCACGTCCATTTTCCATTCTTCTTAACTCTCCAGTAGAGTTTAGCCATCATTCTTCCTCCTCTTTGCAAAGACAATGAGGTATCCAAACAATAGTTGGATCATCACATAAATCACAATTTAGTTCTTGGGCTTCATTGGTTTTCGCCATGTATACAACGAAGGGCTATGTATACATAAGGGTTTGTATACATTAGTATTCAATCAACCCATTCGTGACCGCATGAATAGCAGCGCACATGATAGACAATATCGTTTCCTGTGAACTCTGGAAGTATC